ATGATTAACCAACTAACTTTTACAAAACACTATGACACGTTTGATAATGTATCAAAGATTTATTCTGATAAATTCCCTCAAGGAAAAGATTTAGATCTATTACATATTGTGCTTTATTTTCGATTCCTTAGTTATCAGGAAAACAACCTTAATTGTTATGAAAGTCACGAAACATTAGCTAAGATTTTTAAGTCTTCAGCGTCAACAATTAAACGTAAGATAAACGATCTTAAAGAGATGGGATTATTAGAAACATCCCCACATCCTGATCCGTATATTTCATCTTTGATTTACAATGCTCTCCCTCTCACAGATGCACATATTACTCCCCCAGGAGAATCATCACTCTCTGATCTTTCTGAGGCAGAAGAAGCACAGGAACAACCTAAAGGCCATAAACAGCCTTCTTTTGATGTTCTTGATGATTGGGATGCGCCTTTACCCTGGGAGACGGAAGAAACACCTGTTTCATCAAATGAAAAAGTAGCTAATGATAATGAGGCATATTTTTCTAAGCATTACCCAAATATATACGATGACTTTGATATTCCATTTTAAAAAGTAAGGAGGACTATTGATACAGTATTTAATAAAAAGCAAAGTAGACAGAATTCAGTGTAATGACACAGGAAAACGCATCTACGAAACACTTGCTTACCTCTATAAAGGAAAGCCAACACCGCTAAAATATAGCGATGTGTTACATCGAGCAGGGTGCTCTGAAGATGGTTTAAAATTCTGGCTGAAACAGCTATCAAACTTCGGTGTTATAGAGATTAAAGAATTATCTTTCTCTACATTCAATCTCAAAAGACTAAATAGAGAAATAGAATTCATCTATTCCACTCTCTAAAATCTCTCTATGTGATTAAAATATAAAAGGAAAACATTATTATGATAGTAGCTATGTATTGGTTATTGTTCTTTCTCACGTTAGAAACATACTTCGGGGTGTTTTCCTTTAAAAGAAAAGGAAAAATAAATGGCAAAAAGAAAAAACAACGTTGTTAAGAAGATCGGTGATTCAGCTTCTCTTCTAAGTAAACCTAAATCTATTCTAAGACGCAAAGACTTTAAAGAGCTAGTTACGCTCTCCAAGCAAAATAGCGCCCCTGGCGAATGGAATACAGAGATCATAGAACATTCTCCCTCTGTGCCTTGTGGAGATGAATATATCGCATTACAAGAAATCTTATCTTCAACACCTGGCGTGTTCTGGAAACCTAGAAAAAGAAAAGAGTATATCGTTGACAGCTCTGATTTACGCAAATACCAGATTTTAGGATTTGAAGATTATAATCACTACGTTGGTTATCTCGCCACCAATGGCCTAAATAATTTAGTTCCTGAATTCCAAATTTTAGATAATGCAGATCACTATGGAGACTTTTAATATGAACAAAAACACGTATGACACAATTTACTCACTAATTAATTATTATGAGGATGATTACCTCCTGCCTTTAAACCGCGCTGAACTTGAAGCATACAAAGAAAACACGCCAGCGGCACTAAATGAGGCGTTTAAACACTGGGATTTAGCTGTGAATGCCTTTGAGCACCTCTCTAAGCGTGTAGAGATGCTCTGTAAGCGTGAAAACGCATACCTGACAGCCGATCAGATATGGGAGCTATCAAACTGGATAGAAGATATTGAATCTGATGTTCGCTATGTGGGAGATGGCCTTATCGAACTCGCACAACGCTTAGGCGCTACTATCACAGAAGAATAAAAAAAGCAACAAAAAAGTTGTAAAATATCTTGACATTTCATATATTGTATGTTAATATAATTATATAGGGGTGATTATTTTTCCTTTATTGGTTCGATATTAAAAATTCTTCTTGTCGTTAAAGGGGAGTAAAATCTCCGCTCCCCGCTTCTCCTCCTTAAGTAAATACTGTGTCATTATACCTCTTTTTTCCTTTGTTATGCATACATCTTGGAGTGTGCATAACATAGGGTAATTACAAAGGCGGCTTTAAATGCTGCCTTTTATTTTGCCCGTTATGCAACTTAAAAGTTGTATTTCTTACTTTAAACAAGGTAACAAGGTTTATATAAATGTTGTTCTTAAATGATAAAGAGCAAATCATCAAGTATAAAGATGAAATGCTGAAAATTAATCCACAAATTACCGAAATGGTAGCTAAATACGCTGGGTGTTCTGTAGAGGAAGTAGAAAGATGTGTTGAAAAATATTTTTCTCCTTCTTCTCCGTCTACACCTTCCCTTAATGAATTAATCAAATTAAAAGCTAAGGAGATTACTAAATGATTATTGATTTAGACACTCTGTTTCCAGTTCGAAAGACTTTCACAGATATTGTAAGTTATTGTACTGATCCGTTTGCCTCTGTAGAAAGCAAGGTTTTTGCTTCTCTTCCTGCTGATGTTGAGTGCGGAGACTTGATCACCAGCACTGGCGCTAAATATGAATCAGGAGATGATATCTATGTTGTTATGAGTGAATTTGTAACGGCTGGAGAAAACAAGCCTGTAGATGTTTTACGTAGCAATGCTGGCCTTGTATGCATCAAAGCTGATGCCCTGAATGCTGTAAGTGAAGCAGCAAAAGCAGCATTAATTAAAAAAGGCTTCCAGCTTGAAGGGTTCCACTCTGTTTTCACTTCTTAATAAAAGGAATAATAATAAATGATTCTAGGTAATGATTACGTTGATTTAGCTCCTCTGTTCCAGGCACACAGCACTAGAAACTATCTGCTTTCTACTCTCGACTTCACTGATCCGGTGGGCGTTAGTTCTCATAAAGTAGCTGTTTCCCAGCTTGTCGAAAGCAACGAATCTCTCTTTAACAAAGAGACAAGCCGTTTTAGTTCTGAACACAATGTTACTAAGCGAGAACAAGGTAAAGAATGGCTTATTGAAATCCCGTATTTTCTTCGTGAAGATGTGATTCGTCCTTCTGATGTTCAAGGCAAGCGTAAGCCTGGCACTGATTTTCAGGAAACACTCACTGATATTTATGCTGACTATATCGCTAAACACCACGTAGCGTATCAGCGTACAAAAGAGAGCGTATTGGCTGCTTCTTTGTTCTCTGGCAAAACTTACACGCCTAAAACTGATGATGTTCTTATCGAGTGGGGCAAGCTGTTTAACGTATCAGCTATGAAAGCCACTGTGAACGCTTCCAGCACTGACACCACGAAGATTTTTAAAGAATTTGATCAGATTGCTACTGACATTATCGAGAAAGCACAAAGCCAGGCGGCTGCTGTAGAGCGTATTGTTGTTTTCTGTAAGCCGGAAGCCTTCTCTGCAATTCGATTCTCTGCGGGTATGGCAAACGCATTCCAGTATGTAAGCCCTACCGACGACGCAAACATCGTTTATAGTGTGCGCTCCCTGCTGCCAGGTGTGACTACCTTCACTATTCCAGGAACTAACATCGATGTTGTTAAACTGGTAGATCCGCTACACCTTGCACATATGACCGCAGACGCTGTAGCGGTTCCGAAGTTTGCTAAAGGCTCTAATGTATATCAGAACATCTACGGGGCTGCTTCCAGCACTTTTGAACTGATTAATGCCGCTCCTGCTGAGGTGTATAGCTACAGCTATGAGGGTTCTCGCGGCGACGCAGTGCACGTAGTGACCGAGAATAGCCAGATGGTGGTAAACCACGGCGTTGGCTTCTCCGTTCAAATCACTGTTAAATAATATTTTAACGTGTATTAGAGGCGTGGCGTGTATTCACGCTTCGCCTTTTTTTATTTATTTTTTAAATTTTGAGAGGTGATTAAAATATGGAAGTGATTCTGAAATCAAAAAATGGTGTACACGTACATTTAGATGCTAATGATTCTAGAGGCTTGTTAAATCTGAAATATCTATGTTCTCTCTTGGATGTTCCCTATGAAGGAGTAAAAGCCCGTATGTTCAGACTAAACGAGAGTATTGATCAGGCTCTACACCATTTCTTAAGCAAAGAAGGTGGTAAAAAATGATTAATAAGGGGATTTTAAATGTTAGAAATTAACACTTCTAAAATTAAGAACACAGTAACATTTAGTGTAGATAAAGACAGCTTGAAAAAAGCGAAAGACTCTATTACAGGCTTAAAGGAATTCGCAGAAAATATCAAGCCAGCTAAATTAAGATTTGATACTGTCACTAAAGGCTATAAGAAAGCACAAAGCGAAGTAGATAAGATTGCTCAACAGAAAGCTAAAGCCGAAAAACAGAATCAAAGAGCACAAGCTGCCGCAGCAAGAGCACAGGCAAGGCAACAGCAACAAATAGCAGAACGTAAAGAGAAAGCAGAATTAAAACTTCTCGATGTGTCAAGCTCTATCAGTGCAATGCACCGTCTCTCTGTAGCGGAACAATACAAAGCTATCGCACAGGCTAGAGAGATAGCAAAACAATATGAGCAAGGGGCTATCTCGCTTGCACGTATGAATAGCCAGATGAAACGCTTACAACAGCAACAACGTAAGATTAATGGCAATCGTAACGCTCACGCTAAAGCCTATGCACCTGTTAAGGGAGGATCAGGGAATGCCGCCACTATGGGCGCTCTGTTATTTGGAGGTGCTACAGCGGCTGCTGGCGTGATGGCTGTAAGTAAAACCTCTGAATTTATGGCTAACAGCTTTGCTAACGCTGAAACGCTGGGTGAATTGTATAGCCGTGCGAAGCTGGGCGGTGTAGACGTTAACCAGATGAACAATATTGAACAATGGGCGTATAAAAACGGCGTTGATTCAATGATGGGGGATCAAGGTCGTCGCAAGTATCTGGATCAGATGAAAGATGTGCGTGAACGTGCAACCAAATCTTATGATGAAGCTGAATATGTAGTTGATAAGAAAACTGGTAAAGGCGTATGGAAGGGCGGTGATAGCGGCATCAATACTTTAATGAATGAAGGATTCTTAACTAAAAAGGATTTAAAAGACTTTGCTGATAATCCGGCTGGTCTGGTTAGTAAAGCTGTCAATGGAATGGTGAAAAAGGGCTATTCAGATGCGCAGATCGGTAGTCGTCTGGAAGATCTGGCTGATGATTTTATGCTCACCTCTAAATACTGGACACGCTCCGCTAAAGAAGTGGAACAATCAGCACGAGAACAACGAGAATCAGGGCGCTGGGTAACACAGGCACAACAGGAAAGCGTTATTAAATTCCGTGAACTGAATAATGCACTTAGTGGGCTTTCTGACTCACAAGGGATCGCCTTTGTTGACGGGTTTATGAAGTCTCTCGATCCAAAAGTAACGGAAGAGTTTTTGAAAAACCTTTCTAATCTCACTCCGTATTTTACGAAGCTGGGAGAAGCTACAGGAAGTCTCTTTGAAGCTATTATGAAGATTGTAAACTGGTTTAATCGTAATGATGATAAGACAGATGCTATTCAGAAAAATATGGGTGATGCACCGCCATTAAGCAATGACGGAATGAAACAGCATCTTTCTAATCTAGTTCCTGACCAATATAAAGGCGCTGGCACTGCAACAACTACACCTGATAATAGTCATTCTCTCTTTAACACAATTAAGGGATTGCTTTTCGATGATAATGCTTCTTCTGTGTCAGATGTAAAAATGTCAGTCAGCGAAGCACCGATAACCAATCTCAAACAGGGTGCTTTAAATAATCTTGCAATGACAACTCCGGCTTATAATTTATCTCCTGTGTTTAATCTGAATCCTACATTTGAAGTGGTAACAGAGGTTCCTCTTACTATTAATTCTGACACATCAAGATTAAGCGATTATGTGGATTTTACAGCGAGAGCAAGTCGGGATAGCTTCTTGAAATCATTAACATTAACCAGCTTATCAGGACAATCTAACGGCGGGTAATTCCCGCCATAACATTACAAGGAAATTATTATTATGGCGACCGCCGGGATTTTAACCATACGTGCAGCAAATACTCCAGAACAACACGTTCAGGCTGTTTACAAAGCAGAACAAGATATAAACTCTACAAAAAACGAAAATAGCAAAGCTAATACAACAAAAGGAGAAAATGGATTTGCTATTGTTACCAGTGGGCTGGCATCTTCTGGCAATGACGTTTATGAAAATTATATGGCACTGGCTTTTGACAGTGTAGACGATGTGAACGTGAGACGTTCGGCAGATGTCACAAGCTACCCCGTAGAAAATGGTGCTACTGTATCGGATCACGTTCAAATTAAGAATAATCGGTTTTCTCTTAAAGGGCGCATCTCTGAAACACCGATTAAAAGCGATCCTGGCTTGTTAAAGAGTGCAGGGGTGAACGGGAACAGAAGATCATTAGCTATTGATTATCTGAATCAGATTATGGACAGTAGACAGCCTTTTCTTCTTGTTACAGAAAATAAAACTTTTGAGAACGTTGTTTTAACAGGCATCGAATACACAGAAGAGGCAAGCGAATCTCTGGTATTTGATCTTAGCTTTGAACAAATCAGATTAGTTTCTTATGGCACTGTAAACACTGTAGCTCTCAAAACACAGCCATCTAAGAACATTGGGGCTAATATGAAAAAACGTGTTAACACTGAAAAATCAAGTGAAGGTGAAGACACTATTACTCCTGCCTTTAAACAGGAATAGCCGTAAACGCCTCTAAAACGCTCTGTAATGATGTAATTATAAAAGAGGCCACCAATCTATGTTGAAGCCTCTTTATTGCGTCTATGGCGTTGTTTTACGCCTTAAATTTGATTTTTTATTGATTGATAAGCCTTTCTCTATTTCAGGGTAGCGTAGAAGCTCAATATAGTTTTTAAGCTCTACTGGAGAAGCTGCATTCTTGCTATATGTGCGGAATGTTTCTGTATTGCCGCGTGTATGGCCCAGGAGAAGGGCGATCCTGTCTTCTGGAATTTGATTTCGATCAAGAAGCTGTGCTACTCCGTGTCTCAGAGAATGAAACACCTTCCTTTCTGTTCCCTTTTCCCCTAAAGCCTTTCGTTTAGCTCTTGTAAATCTCTGCGTGTGCCACGTGGAACGTTTACCATCGGCCCGGTCTGTAATGCTGGCGTGATAGAACAAAAAGCCATTGTGAGGCTTTTCACGAAGAGATAACACCAACGGAGTGATAAGGCTATGCACAGGAACAAGACGTGCCGCAGCTTTCGTCTTTCCCTGTGTGATTTCAAAACACAGCACACCTTCGATCTCTTTCACATCGTCTATTGTGAGACTTGCTATCTCATTGATCCGCATACCTGTATAAGCACCGATAAGACACAAAGCCATCATTTCTTTGTTTTCTGCTGAATCACCGGAAAATACTTGCAACACTTGCAATAGCTCTTTGTTAGAAAATGCCTCATAGCTCTCTCTACTTTGTGCCACATCAAGCCTATGCCCTCGCCAGGGGGAGAGCGCCCTTTCTGGCGCATCGTGGTAACGTGATGAAGCTAACTCCCATAGCTGGGCCATTGGGCTGATATAATTTGCAATTGATTGTTGTGAAAGGGTTTTTTGCATGTGTTCAATCCAGCCTGTAACAGTGGTGCGGCTTACATCTTGCAATGCAATATCAGGCTTTTTACGGTAGGAGAGAAACATCTCTACCGCTTTTCTTGCCTTAGCTAAAGTGGCTGGCTTCTTCTTCGTGCTGTTAATTGTCAGGTAGATTTCAAGAATTTTAAGCAATGACGGACACGAAGACGCTGTATCTTGCATTCTGGTAGCTGTTTTGGCGTATTTAGCCTTACTGCGTAACAGTTCCAGCGTGTTCTCTATTGTGCTGTTTACAGGGGCGACACTCTCCCGTAGACAATGGTATTCATCTGCAATCTGATCACGCTTTCTACGTGCAACACGAAGATTACTTGTGTGCAGACTTCTAACAAACGTCCTTTTTCCTTCAAAAAAGGGCTGCATATACACAGGCAACGTGATCCTCAAATAGTAGTTACCGTAAGAATCACAGATTATGTATTGATTGGGCTTGTATCTCATAAACTCCCCGGCTAAAGTGTCGGAGCGTTTGTAATGTGAAAATTGATTGTGACGCATAGAAAATGATGATTTTTCTATAAGATTCAATCAATTAGCAATGGTCGTAGGTGATGGCATTAACACGAGATTAATCGAGTGTTTTACTCCTATTATCGGCACCATTCAAACATCTCCCCAAGTCTACTAAAGTCTTTCAAAACCCCTTATAATCCGCGTATTAAAGCCCCGTTCGTCTTTTGACGTCTACTAAAGTCCCTCAAAATCTACGGCCAGATGGGGGTACTTATGGGGGTATTTGCTGTTCGGTTTAGTGGAGGTACCCCCAAGTGAAACTCAATGCCCGTCAAATAGACACAGCCAAGCCAAAAGAGAAGGCTTACAAGCTGGCCGATGGTGGCGGTTTGTATCTCTTGGTAAAACCTAATGGAGGTAAATACTGGCGACTTAAATATCGTGTAGCTGGTAAAGAGAAGCTATTGGCACTAGGTGTGTATCCTGAGGTTACTCTAGCCGATGCTCGGGCAAAACGTGAAGATGCGAAAAGAGGTATCGCTGGTGGTATCGATCCGATGGAAGCGAAACGAGAGGAAAAGATTGCCCGGGAAACGCAGTTAAACAACACCTTCAAAGATATTGCCCTTGAGTGGCACAGCAGTAAATTAAAAAAATGGTCTGCTGGTTATGCTTCAGACATCCTCGAAGCCTTCAACAAAGATGTGCTCCCTTACATTGGCAAAAAACCAATCGCCGAAATCAAACCACTTGAACTTCTGAATGTGCTGCGGCGCATCGAGGGGCGAGGTGCTACAGAAAAAGCCAAAAAAGTGAGGCAGCGGTGCGGGGAAGTTTTCCGCTATGCAATAGTCACTGGTCGCGCAGAGTATAACCCTGCACCAGACCTTACTAGCGCGATGCAAGGCCATGAATCTAATCATTACCCTTTCCTTACAGCCAAAGAATTACCTGATTTTTTCAAGGCATTGTCCAGTTACTCAGGAAGCGCATTGGTTGTTATGGCGGCTCGTCTACTGATTATCACCGGCTTGCGAACTGGCGAACTACGTGGCGCATTATGGGATGAAATTGATTTCAACAAGGCTATCTGGGAGATACCCGCTTCACGTATGAAAATGCGGCGGCCTCATATTGTGCCATTGTCTGAGCAGGCTCTTTCGCTTATTGGGAAGATTAGAGAAATAACAGGCAATTACCCTCTTATGTTTCCCGGGCGCAATGATCCAAGGAAAACAATGAGTGAGGCCAGCATAAACCAAGTGTTTAAGCGCATTGGCTACGCTGGACGTGTAACTGGTCATGGGTTCCGGCACACTATGAGTACGATTTTGCATGAGCAGGGCTATAACACTGCGTGGATAGAAACACAGCTCGCTCACGTTGATAAGAACTCAATTCGTGGCACATACAACCATGCGCAATATCTGGATGGAAGGCGGGAGATGCTTCAATGGTATGCCGACTATATGGATTCTCTCGAGCATGGCGGAAATGTGGTGCATATGGTGTTTGAAAAACACGCATGAAACAACTGGACAAGTGTACAGAGGTTTACTAAAGTATAGGGGAGTAGATTGATAAAAACTCACAGAGGATTGCTATTTAACAGTTAGCCCTGGAGAAGGGCAATCGCTCTTTTATAAACGAAGGTGTATTGAGCCTTCTACGCTGCTGAAAAGCGGAATGTTCTTTAACAGGCTTTGGCGCTGACAAAGCGCAATTGTTCTTTAAAACTACTGGATGTCACGCCTAATAGCGTGATCCTGCCGAAATGCAGGGTAGCTCTACCCTTGTGGAGCAAACAAACCAAAACAATCTGACTATCTTTTATAAAAAACCGCAATATGTTTTTCATATTGTGGTCTTTGGCGTATTCGACATTTGACGCAAATAAAACTCTCGCCATTCGTTGCAGGAGGGGGTTATTGCGTCATTAGTACAGGATATTAATAAATGGCTAATTACAATTCATTAATTCGTCTCTCTGAAGTTCAAAGGCGAACTGGTTATAGCAAAGCATGGATTTATCGTCTTATTAGTCAGGGGAGGTTCCCTAAACAGGTAAAAATTGGAAGTCGGGCTATTGCTTTTGTTGAGTCTGAAATAGATGAATGGATTGAGAAGTGTATATTAGAATCTAGAGACGAGGTGGCCTGATGGAAAAGAAAAACCGCCCATTACAGGCGGCTAATTCAGATATTCGCGTATCTGATATTACGCCCCTTACAAAATCCCTTCAAGCACCAAAGCGCACACCGAAAAAGCATCGTGCCCGAGTCTATATGCTGCGTACTGGTATAGAGGGATGGACAGAAAACGACATTCTTCGCTACTGCCGTCTGTCTTCTGGTCGTAACTATGCAACAGAGTTAGAACGCCAGCTTGGAATCACTCTGGAGCGTATCGACGAAAAGAATCCTGATGGTATCGGAACACACCTTCGCTACCGTTTCTCCTGCCGTGGTGATGTTCTGAAAGTGATCACTCATATTAACCATCTTGCGAACATAAATGATCACAACGGACTTTCTCAGCAGGAAATTGCCGACATTCTGAAACTCTACCCGGACGCGTTTAACGCCGCTTAACGGAGACTGAAAATGAACATCGAAAAAAGCAGATTAATTTCTGAGGCCGCCCCTCATCTGAACGCCTCTCTGAGCACAATTAACGGTAATGAATTTGCCGCAATTGTCCCGGTTATTCCTGGTCATATCGGTGGGCGTGAAACCAATATTGTTAGCGCAAAAGCGTTACACAAAGCGTTGGGCGTGGGAAAAGACTTCTCTACATGGATCACTGATCGCATCTCTGAATATGACTTCACCATTGGGCACGATTACTCAGTCCATAAAACTATTTCCCCAAATTTGGGGAAAAGCCCGAATGGCGCGGCTTACAGCAAGATTAAGCAGTCTGGCAGACCCGGCAAAGACTATCTGTTAAGTGTCGGAATGGCGAAAGAACTGGCAATGATCGAACGCAATGATCAGGGTCGCGCTATCCGCCGTTATTTCATCCAGTGCGAGGAAGAATTACAGCGTAGCGTTCCTGAAATCGCCGCCCGCTATCGTCGCCAGCTAAAAGCCCGTATCAGTGCCGCAAACAACTTTAAGCCAATGTGCGATGCGCTGAATATGGCCCGTGCCGAGCAGGGGAAAACGACGCAGCAACACCACTACACAAACGAGAGCAATATGATTTCTCGTATCGTTCTTGGTGGGCTAACTGCTAAGCAGTGGGCGCGGATAAATGGCTATTCTGGCGAACCTCGCGACCATATGAACGCAGAACAGCTTGAGCACCTCTCATATCTCGAAAGCACCAATATCACGTTAATTGATATGGGCATGGAATATGAGCAGCGCAAAGGAGAACTCACCCGCCTGTCGCAACGCTGGCTCGCTAAGCGTCTGGAGGCGGTCCATGTTTAAGCCGACAGGAACATCACAACCTCAAAAACGCTACAAAGATGCCCACGGAGCACTCGTTACTGTCGAAAGCGTGTCTCACAACCAAGTGACGTTTTATCGCGACGGGTATCAATCGCCATGCGTACAACCGCTGGCACGTTTCATGAAGGAGTTCGCGGAGGTTAACAAATGCTAACCGCCCAGAAGAAGATATTTTCACTGGCTGGCATGTCGCCAAAATCCAGTAATATGACGGCAAAATCAGGCATTAATACAGCAGATACAAGCAAAGTTTATCATTTGCTGGTGGTAGGAGCGGATGCCTTAACTATGTCAGAAATCACGGTCGATGGTGTTAGCGTTGAGAAGGTCAGCAGCTGCGCCAGAGAATTTCTGGTCGTAGATGGCTTTCTCTGCTCGCGTAGTGACTCCACAAAAACCTTCGTCCACACGCGCGACGTTAACGAAATGAGCGCGATGTATTGTACATCTGGTGCTTCCAATAGTGAGTTTTCGGAGTCCATAAAAAAGAGCTTGCCGTTATGCGGCAACACGGTTTATGGTTATAAGGCACCTCATAAAACGGGTGCCGGGTTTCGCAGCCCGGAAATGTACGAGGCGACACATGACGCGCCGAGCGTCTTTTTTTGTGCCGTTAGCCAGACTCACACTTTTTTCAGTGATGCGGTTATAATCCGCGTCGCTTGCAAAATTATGGTGGGCTGGACAGGGCAGCCGAAAGGCTGGCCGGTTTCCTTGTACGCCGGTACTGCGAACTCTGTTCAGTCCACCACCAGCGAGTTTCGCAGCTCCGGTGGTGGGAAGAATTCCCAGTACAAGGAGGCTGCCACATGCTGGCTACTACCCCTACCCAAAAACCGCAATTTATCTGGATTATCGCCGCAGTTCGCCGCGATTGCCCGACAATTACCGCCAAAATTCATCATATTGCTGCCGAGTCTGAACGCGATGCTCGCCGTTCTCTGGTGCGCGATCACGTCTGCTTTTTTGCTGGTCGTATCCGCATGGAGGTGGCACATGATTAAAACCTACGATGTGCATATGGATCCCCTCGAACGCACAAGCCAGATCATCACACTGACAGAAGTGATTAATGACATTCTGGTGAGCAACTCTCCCTCACGAGACGAAAAACTGAAGGCGTTACTCGCGATATTGGATCTCGCCGTTCGTGACGTTCATTTCCTGCTGGAAGGTGGCGAAATGCCAGGAAAAACGGGGGCAACCAATGAATAACTCAATTAATGCCCCTCGACTTACGTCCGCACTTCAATTAATCGAGCAAGCAGCGGCTGTCCTGGTTGCTGTCAGTCTTTCGGCTGAAGAAATGGACGCTGCTGATGTCGTGGATGCGATTAAAGCGTGCTCATCTTTGGTTAACGATGCTCGTGCAGAGCTGGTAATTCTTGGGGGTGAAAAATGAATATCAACTTAATTTATCGTCATCCGTGTGAGCTGGAAATTGAATCATTGCTGAGCCGTGAAGAGCCATATCCAGACACATTCACTCTTGCAGATCGCACGACTGAACGGCTTACCAGAGCGCGCACAGGTCTGGTTCATGTGATGAATGAGATTCTTCCATCGGTGGGAGGGGAACAGGCGACAGTAATCACTAGCTGGCTACAAAAAGTTACCTCTCTGATAGATATCAGTTTAATCGATGCGGAGAGTGCGAAATGACCAACATCCAGCTCATTGAAGCACAATGTCGCATCGAACAGGTTCAGACTGTTTTAGGGTTCTGGCTTGAAGGGGCCAGCCCCAGCAACAGAGACAAGTTAATGATTGGCGCGGTTATGTCACTGCTCAATGGCGTACCAGAAGCTATTCAGGAAGCAGACGAATTGTTGGGCAAATATGAGTTACAGAATCATTCAGGCGAGGCGAAACATGAATAATTTCTTAACTTTCCATGCAGAAGCAACGCCTGACGGCGTAAACATCATGTACCGCAGCAACGATGGAATGACAGAACGCGTTGAGGCCGTCTCATATATTGATGCCGTAAATCGTCTGGATGCCGGGGATTATGACGATAAACCAGATGAAGGTATGTCAATACATCTCGCTATAGCCGATGGCGGCAACCAGGGATATTTCGATTACACATCACAGCATAACGTCATTATGTGGAGATGGCTGATCGCAACAGTATTCATGCTGGAAATGAGAGAGGAAAACGGCACTGTCAGCATCATTGATGATACTGGCAATCCTTCCGAAGTGGCTGTTTATTCCAACGGCATCGTCGCCATGCCGCTGTATCCAGTAGCAGAGCGCCTCGCTATGGCAAACAACATTGAGGGCGCGATGATAGAACGTTTTGGCATCGAGTCTGGCACAGAACGCGCCATCATTTTCTACAGAGCCATGATGGATGTGGAACAAGGAGCACTGACTCCATTTGGTCGTGAAACGCTTGCTGAACTTCACAACAGCTTTATAGCTGAACTGAATGAAAACGGCATGCCAGCGGAACCAGTGACGCACTGAGGATGGAACCATGATTACTAAAAATTTCCGACTGAATGCGCTGGCAAATAAGTATGCGTCGGCACTGTATAACCACATTACCTCCACCAGCGGCGGGGACTATTTCATGGTTGATGCGGACGGCGAGGCCGTCCGTGTGGAAATCGTCAATGGAGTAAAAGGCGTTCGCAGCCTGATCGATAGCTACACACTAGCAGCCATGAAAGTGTTCTACCCGCAGTGGGAAACCGTGGGGATCGAGCTTCTTGATCGTTGCGTCACTAAGGACGGATTGACTGACGTCGGGCGTGAGATATGGCAAAGCATGGTTAATGACATGGGCGCAACTGTAGCGGGAGGTTCTCATGCGTGAAAATGCAGAAATGGCGCTTAGCTCCGCAATCGGAGAGCAGGTGGCAAAGATTGCTGGTGCTGTGTGGATTCATAACCTTCATTCTACTGGTGAAGAGAAAATGGCAATTCAGACGCCAGAGGGACGCACCATTACTACATCTCTGAAGCCGTCAGATGTTTGTGATCTGATTTGCGCATTCATGTACCCAGCAATGAGGACTGCCCACGGCGATAAGTGGAAACTTGCGACAACCGCTGAATTTGATATGTGGCTAAACAATGATGGCATGCTGACTGATTACGGAATAACCAAGTGGCAGATGCTGGTTAGCCATATCGCAAACGCTATAGACCACGTGGGGTACGGTGATGCGAAACATTGATCTTATCCGTCAGGTTATCAGTGCGTCTGAAAACAACTGGCCTCATGTGCTGGGCTGCCTGAACATAAATGTCCCTGACTCTCCGCGCCGTCATGCTCCCTGCCCTGCATGTGGGGGCAAAGATCGATTCCGGTTCGATGACAACGGGCGCGGTAGCTTCATCTGTAATCAGTGCGGCGCTGGTGATGGGCTGGATTTAATTAAACGCGTAAATAACTGCGACACAACAGAGGCGGCGCTTCTTGCCGCTGATGTTCTGGGTATTGATTACCGGACAACGGAAACACCAGAAGCCACCAGCCAGAAACGGGAACAACTGGAAACCGAGCGCCAGCGACGCGAACAGGAGCGCCTGAAAAGGGCAGAGAAGGACGAACAACAAAGACGGGATACGTTTTCCCGTCAGTTTGATGACATGCGCAGAAAGGCTGTAAACGGCAAATCTGATTATCTGGTTGCGAAAGGGGTAGGTGATTTTACATTCCCCGTGTTGCCCGATGGATCTCTGTTGCTGGCGCTGGTGGATAAATCCGGCGCAGTCACAGCAGCACAGACAATTACCTCACATGGTGAAAAAAGACTCCTGACAGGTTCAGCAAAGCGGGGGGCATATCACGCCATAAACGCACCAGAAACAACACAGAGCATCTTAATCGCAGAAGGGCTGGCAACGGCATTATCTGCCCATTTAATTCGTCCAGAGGCGCTGACAGTGGCGGCGATTGATGCCGGGAACCTGTTATATGTCGCCCAGGTACTGCGGGATAAATTTCCTTCAGCACAAATCATCATTGCTGCGGATAACGACCACAGCGAAGGAAGACAAAACACGGGGAGAATAGCAGCAGAAAAAGCAGCTTTATCTGTTTCTGGATGGGTGGCATTACCCCCGACAGATCACAAAGCAGACTGGAATGATTACCACCAAAAACACGGCATTAAATGCGCCACAGAAGCGTTCAATAAATCAATGTACCAACCACAGGGTAATGGCGTGAAACAGGAGCCACAGACCATTGAAGGAAGCGATTTTAAGGTTATGGATACCGACCCACTGAAACCAAGAATAGAAAGCCGCGAGGATGGTATTTATTGGGTATCTCCGAGAGCTGACAGCCAGAGTGGAGAAATCATCAATAACGAAAGCTGGTTATGTTCTCCGTTAAGCGTTATCGGTACTGGCAGAGACGATAAAGACCAGTATCTCATTCTGCGCTGGCTGTCGTTTGGTTCTGAAACGCCGACAACCGCTGCCATTCCACTGGCTGATATTGGTGAACGTGAAGGATGGCGCACACTTAAAGCTGGTGGGGTAAATGTCACGACCAAAAGCAGCCTCAGAGCAATACTGGCAGACTGGCTACAACGCAGTGGCTCTCGTGAATTGTGGCGTGTTGCTCATGCCACTGGCTGGCAATGCGGAGCGTACATCATGCCTGATGGGGAAATCATCGGAACACCTGAAAATCCTGTGCTGTTCAGCGGGAGAAGCTCAGCCGCAGCCGGATATACCGTCTCAGGGAGCGCGAAAAGCTGGCGTGATAACGTGGCGCGTCTGGCCTTTGGTAACTATTCAATGATGACCGGGATCGGCGCAGCACTGGCAGCGCCATTGATTGGGCTGGTGGGCGCTGACGGGTTCGGCATTCATTTCTATGAGCAGTCGAGCGCAGGTAAGACCACCACGGCAAACGTGGCGAGCAGCTTATACGGCAACCCTGATTTACTGCGGCTGACGTGGTACGGAACCGCGCTGGGGCTGGCAAATGAGGCCGCCGCCCACAATGATGGATTAATGCCGCTTGATGAAGTTGGTCAGGGCGCTGATCCTGTCAGCGTTTCACAGTCTGCCTATGCGTTATTTAACGGTGTAGGGAAACTGCAAGGCGCTAAAGACGGTGGAAACCGGGATCTAAAACGCTGGCGTACAGTGGCAATCAGCACCGGAGAAATGGATTTAGAAACATTTATCGCTACTTCCGGGCGAAAAACTAAAGCCGGGCAACTGGTGCGACTGCTGAATATTCCGTTGAGTAAAGCAGTACGCTTTCACGATTATCAGAACGGAAAACAGCACGCAGACGCACTGAAAGACGCTTACCAGCATCACCATGGCGCAGCCGGGCGTGAGTGGATTAAATGGCTGGCAGACCACCAGCAACAGGCAATTAAAACTGTTCGTGACTGCGAAAGCAGATGGAGAAGTCTGATCCCATCCGATTATGGTGAGCAGGTTCACCGTGTAGCCGCGCGATTTGCCATTCTGGAGGGCGCATTGCTGTTAGGCGAGGTTGTAACAGGCTGGGATGCTCAGATATGCCGTGATGCGATACAGCACAGCTATAACGCATGGTTGCGCGAGTTCGGCACAGGTAACAAAGAACATCAGCAGATTATTGAACAAACGGAGGCATTTCTTAATGCCTATGGGCTTAGCCGTTTTGCACCATTTCCATACAGCCCGGCAGATTTGCCCATCAAAGATTTAGCCGGATACCGTCAGCGTGGAGAACATGACGAAAGCCCAATGATTTTCTACACATTCCCGGCCACATTTGAAAAGGAGATCGCATGTGGTTTCAACGCAAAACAGTTTGCTGAAGTGTTGAAAAAAGCCGGGATGCTAACCCCACCAAACAGCGGTCGTGGATACCAAAGAAAATCACCACGTATTCAGGGACGACAAATAAACGTTTATGTACTCAATTACCAGCCGGGAGATTATAACTCATCTGAAGAATGAGCTTCTTCATGTGCGTAGAAAAGGTGTTGGTTCAGTTGGTTCAGTTGGTTCAATTTGTAAAGAGTATTGTTTTATAAGGATTTTATTCTTTTTATTGAACCAACACTGAACCAACAATACGGTATTTTGAACCAACACAATGTGACTGAATTGATGCGCACAACACCTGGCTGGCATCAGAGAGTGTTTTACGAGACTTTCGTAAAATCCTGTGTACAAGGGCGTGACGTTTTTGAAAGTGAGCACTACGAAATTTTCGTAGTTCAGAAAACAGGCCCTGAGAAGTTGTTATGCCTGTTCAGCAAACCATCCGCATAGCTGATCGCGAATCAAATTACCAATGGAGCCAGAAGTAAGGGCAGAACTGAAAAGCGCCTGCCGTGAAGAGTAATGCGACACCATAAATATAGTTTTTAGAGTCCATAAAAAACCTGTCAAAACCTGACACACAGAACGATGCCACCAGCTACTGATCGGTGGCATTTTTTTGTGCTATTTGTTTCATATTTTGCAATTACGATGATGAATATTGCGATTTGTGAAACTATAATAACTGTTGTTTTATACAGTTCTAAGGGGGCGTTATGGCTGTTTCAGTAAAGCCGGTATTGATAAGTGAGAAGCAAATGGAAGCGATAAAGAAAATTCAGGAAGAGCAGCGTAAAAAATCAGGAATTGGAGTAGCGCCAACTCTGCATGAAATTGCACGAGGGTTAATAGATAAGGCGCTGGCAGGCTGTATGTGAAAATGGATGGCATCGCATGGAACTAAAATTTATTGATAACCCTGTGCGATTACAGGCCTTTCTTAACGAGCCTGGCAATACCGAAAATATTGTTGAGCCGGGGCACACGTACTACATCAAGCCTGATGCGGTATATCTCGGCATCTACGAAGGATTAGTGCTGGCCGGCGTTCATGAAGTGCGTAACTTCTGGCATAGCGTTGTTGAATGCCATGCGGTGTACGACCCCGGATTCCGTGGTGAATATGCACTGCAAGGTCATCGATTATTCTGCAAATGGCTTCTCGAAAACTCACCATTCCTTAACAGCGTCACCATGGTTCCTGACACAACGAAATACGGACGGTCAATTATCCGTTTGCTTGGCGCTACCCGTGTTGGTCACCTGGCCGATGCATATATCAGATGTGGTAAGCCAGTCGGCGTAACGCTTTATCAGTTAACGCGGCAACAATATAAGGAACTCAGCGAATGTTAATTACCCATATAGCTCATAAACATCTCAATCGTGCCGTATACGAAAAAGGCGGTGATGGTGGTGCCTCTAAAGCCCAGGCGAAGGCCCAGCAGCAGGCAATTGATTTGCAGCGCGAGCAGTGGAATACGGTGATGAATAATCTCAAGCCGTATGCAGAAGTCGGATTGCCTGCTTTACAACAACTACAAGGACTGATGACTCTGGAAGGGCAGAATAAAGCCGCGAATGATTTCTTTGGTTCTGGTTTATATAAAACACAGGCAGATCAGGCCCGTTATCAGAACCTTGTCTCAGCAGAAGCTACCGGGGGGCTTGGCTCAACAGCTACCAGTAACCAGTTATCTTCCATTGCGCCCATGCTTTATAACAATTGGCTCAGTGGGCAAATGCAAAATTATGGAAACCTGCTAAATGTCGGGATGAATGCGGCATCAGGGCAGGCAACAGCAGGGCAAAACTACGCCAATAATACCGGACAACTCTTGCAGGGGCTTGGCGCTATTCGTGCAGGTCAGGCGCAGCAGCCATCCAGTCTTGCGCGTGGTATTGGTGGGGCGGCATCAGGCGCTTTAGCGGGTGCGCAACTTGGTTCCGTTGTTCCGGGTATAGGTAATGTCGCCGGGGCTATTGGTGGTGGGCTTATTGGTCTTGTTGGGGGGCTTGGATTCTAATGGCGACATGGCAACTTGGCGGGCTGCCTGGCATGGCACCGCAAAATGATAATGCTCCTCGTTCTTCCGTTCCTCAGCCTGTGCAGTATCAGCAGCAGCCAAACGTAGGTTTAATGGCGCTACAGGGGCTAAGAGGCGTTGCTGAGATTAATCAGCAGGCACGTCAACAACAGCGTAAAGCAGAGTTTCAGAAAGCATATGCCGGGGCTTTTGAGTCTGGAGACAGAAACAAAATGCGCAGTCTTATTTCTGAGTATCCAGAAGAATTTGAAAGCGTTCAGAAAGGGATGGGCTTTATTGATGACGACCAGAGAAATTCTATTGGTCATCTTGCGACTAGTGCTCAAATCGCATCTTCGCTCGGAACTGGGGCATTTGGAAAATTCATAGCAGATAACGAAGATGAAATGCGTCGCTTGGGAATTTCTCCTGAGTCTGTTGCCGAAATGCATGTTAATGATCCACAGGAATTCCAGCGGCTTGCTGGTAGTATGGCACTGTTTTCTCTCGGTCATGAGAAGTACTTCGATATCAAAGATCGAATGGAAGGTCGGGATATTGAGCGTGGCAAGTTGGCAGAGACAATCCGCAGCAATCAGGCTGGAGAGGCGCTTCAGGCGAGAGGGCAGGATATTAGCCGAGCAAATGCGTTAACGTCAGCATATGCACCAACAGCCGCAATGCAGAATTACAATCAGTACGCGCAAATGTTAAAGGCGGATCCAGAGGGGGCAGCGGCATTTGCGGCAGCGGCTGGAATTAATACAAACGCCAAAAAATTAATGAGTGTTAGGGAAAACGATGATGGCACTGTCACAAAATACTACACAGACGGAAGTGAAGAGCAGGGAAAACTAAACCAGCCAATATCTGGAGATGGGTTTCGTCCAATAGCTTTGCCAACAGCTCAAAAGATCATGGAAAAGTCGCCAGAAGGGGCTAAAAAAGTTGCTGGATTTGCATACAGAGTTAGGGATGCTCTTGATTCAATGGATACACTGAAAGGCCAGCTTAGCCCACAGCGAGTGGCGATCATTAATAATGCTTTGGGTAATGGGACGCTGGCTAACTTAACGCTCAGCCCAACAGAGCAGCAATACGTTGTTAATGCTAATGACGCAATAATGGCAATACTCCGTCAGGAAACAGGGGCAGCAATCGTACCTGCTGAAATGTCAAAATATTATCAAATGTATTTCCCTCAGCCTGGCGACTCCACAAAAACCATTGATACCAAGCGCCGGAAGATGGAAAACCAGTTCAATTCGCTGAAAGCTGCTTCTGGTCGAGCTTATGATGCTTTGCGTGTTATTTCAGCAGTTGACAGAGGAACTTCTTCTTCGTCGCAGACATTGCCGCAATCTGAGCAGGTATCACAGCCAGCAGCCAGCAGTAATTTTTCTTCACTATGGGGTGATTAATGGCTAAAGCATGGAAAGATGTTATCGCCTCTCCACAGTATCAGGCGTTAGCACCAGAACAAAAAGTGCAGGCTCAGGAGCAATACTTCAATGAAGTCGTGGCCCCACAAGCCGGAGAAAGTGTAGAGCAGGCTAAGCAGGCTTTTTATGCTGCCTATCCACTACCATCAACGAATGAAATAGACAGATCCCAATCAGCAACTCAAAATATTCAACATACATCATCTGATAATTCTCTTGCGTCAGGGTATGCAAAGTTAGCTACTCAGCAAAGAGAGGGGCTTGAGCGTTCAGCAGAACAGGGAGCCAGTCTTGGGGCTGCGATGCGCGATGCTATAACAGGCGAAAGCCGAATGACTCCAGAGATGGAGAGACTGCAAAATGTCGCCTCTGCCCCAGAATTGAACTCACTAAGCATGGATGCCCTGAAGGCTGGATGGTCTCAACTTTTCGGCTCTGACGCGTCTCAGGAAAAGATTCTTCAGGGAATGGGGGCGACATTAAGGCAGGATGAGAAGGGGAATACTATCGTTTCTCTTCCATCAGGTGATTATGCCCTGAACAAGCCGGGTTTATCACCGCAAGACCTGACTTCGTTTCTTGCTAATGCGTTGGCGTTTACACCAGCGGGCAGGGCTGGAACGGTGCTTGGTGCCATAGGAAAATCAGCAGCTACAGATTTAGCACTACAGGGAGCCACCAGCCTTGCTGGTGGAGAAGATATTGATCCGTTACAAACGGTAATTTCTGCTGGCATTGGTGGTATTGGTAAGGGGCTGGAAAATACAGCGAGTGCGGTTTCGAGGGCTGTTCGTGGTGATATGTCTCCTGAAGCAAAGGCTGCTGTCGACTTTGCATCGGAAAGAAATCTGCCGTTAATGACCAGTGACATGCTGAAAGATAAAACCTTTATGCAGAGTCAGGCTCAGACATTAGGCGAAAGAGTTCCTTTTTTTGGAACCGGTAAGAATCGACTGAATCAACAACAAGCACGAGAAAATTTAGTCAGAACATTTAGCGATGGTCTGGGTAGCATTTCTGATAAACAGCTTTATGAATCTGCGACTAAAGGGCAACAAAAATTCATTGAGGCAGCAGGAAAGCGATATAACCGCATAATTGACGCTATGGGGGATACCCCTGTCGATCTCTCAAACACGGTAAAAACTATCGACAATCAGATTGCCGTGTTAAGCCGCCCTGGCAAATCTCAGGATAGAGCCGCGGTAAAAGTCTTGCAGCAATTTAAAGACGATATCACCAGCGGACCAAATGACCTGCGTCTGGCGAGGGAAAACAGAACCGATCTTCGAAAGCGATTTATAGCGTCATCTGACACTGTTGATAAAGATACGCTACAGAAAGCCAGCGATATTATCTACAAGGCATATACGGCGGATATGAAAAAAGCCGTAGCCAAAAATCTTGGAGCAGACGAAGCCATTAATATGGCAAGGGTTGATCGCTCATGGTCTAAATTCAATGACATGATGGGAAGAACACGCGTTCAAAAGGCAATAGCCAGCGGCAAGTCCACGCCTGAGGATGTAACAAAACTCGTTTTTAGCCAAAGCCCATCAGAACGTTCTCAGCTTTACAGGCTTCTGGATGACAATGGTAGGCAAAACGCACGAGCAGCCATAGTTCAGAATGCTGTAGATAAGGCGACTGATCCGTCTGGAAATATCAGTGTTGAGAAGTTTATTAATGCGTTACACCGGAACAGGAAGCAATCAGCAACTTTCTTTAAAGGCGTACATGGAAAGGAACTGGACGGCGTTATTAAATACCTCAACGATACAAGACACGCGGCAAAAGCGAACGTTCAAAACTTAAATGGTCAGCAACTTTATGGATTATTAGTTGGTGGTGGCATCATAAACGCAGCAGTATTGGCGGGGATGCTAAAAACGGCTGCGTTTGTTGTTCCTGCTGCTGGTGCCGTAGGCGGAGCAGCGAAGGCATACGAAAGCCCTGTTATACGAAATGCCTTGTTACGTCTGGCAAATACGCCAAAAGGTAGCACAGCATATGACAGAGCGATCAGTACGGTCACACAATCGCTCACCAGAGTCGCACAGGCATCACAAAAAGAAGCTCAATAACTGGTTAGCCACGGATGGCTAATTTTTGTTCTTTGCTCTCATCCACAGGTAAAGAAGGGCAAGAACAAGACAAAAAACAGAGAATAGATAACCTACCTCATATGGTGCGCCAAAAAAATTAGCTATTGATACGGGCAAAAAAGCTGAAGCGATCAAAATTGAAAGGCAAAAAATAAGCCCAGTAATATAGTTTATTAAATTCTTAAATGAGAAATGTTTTGCTTGATTTACGGTCTTAGCGAATGATCGCTTAACGACGGATAAAAGCAAATAGATGGCGACAGTTGCTAATGCCCCTTTCCACCAATCTGGATATAGTTTTGCGACAATCAGACCAAGGAAAACCATGATGACAGCCTGAGCATTCACACCAACCCTCCCTTTAGCGTTGTTTAGAATGGCAATCATCATATATCCAAGACATGGCATTTGGTACATAGCTTGGGTCGGGATTTCAAATCCGATCCCCGTTGATGGGGCCGTTACAGTACGCGCATATCCGCTTTATGTGAAACAGGAAGATTTTTCTGATATCACTGCCACAGCAAAACACCAATTTCGGGACAAGTACGCGCGCGAGGGGTATCAGTTGCAAAAAATTTTGCAACTACGTCCGACCAGTATGCACACGATGGCGGGGGGATACCATAAAACTGTTCTCTACATGAGACAGAGTGGTGGTGATGTGTTGATTATCGGCGTATATGCGCACAGGACGCGCTATGACGATGTTTTATGCGGGTACACCAATCCCATGTATCTGGTGTGATAAATCGCGTTACATGACCTCTCATGTTGTGCTGGTGGTTATCACGACGTTCTGAATCTGGCCTTTGCCTGGTATTTTGCGACAAGTACGCGCGCGTAGCATCGAAATAATCGGATGGCGTATGCTGCTGGTAATATGAAGACCGATAGCATTAACCGTAAGGAGAAAGACTTCTCGATAACGGCAAGATCGCGGCAAGGGGGCTGAATTGCGAGGCGAGATTAAGCAACTGTCTTGAACGTAAAAATCATGGAGCAACATGATGGTACGATTCATTCCATTCTTCGTTCTTTCTGAGCATTGCGTTCAGGCTTAGTCAAAATTAGTGTTGCGAGCGGACCTATTAGTAATTGTTAGTGCGATGCGCCTGTTATGGATTGTTATGGTTGTGGCAGGCCTGATTAATATCCAGTATGACCACCAGCTATGAGAGGCCACCTCAGTGGTTCGCAGTTGCAGGTTTGCACTCAGGTTCGCAGGGTTTTGGCTACTTTCACGTGCGAACCTGCAGAATTGCAAAGGACAACTAAGTCCTCTGGCCAACTCCCGGTTTATGAGCGACACAGTCCGCCTGGCGCATCGTTTTCGTCGAGTGCGCCCATCAGCTTGTCCATGGACTATCCACCACTCGATATTAAAGCTAATCATTGGTTGCCAGCCCGCGAATCAAGTTTGTTCTGGATCCAAGCTTCAACCTCCTCAAGCGACCATCTAGCTGATCTACCAATTTTAACTGGCTGTGGAAACGTGCCCGTCTTAACCCATGAGTAGATTGCCGTTTTCTTGAAGCCCGTTCTGAGCATAACTTCGCTTAATTTGATAAGGCGCATAGAGGCTCCTCTGCTTTAGATTAAGCATAGTGACAATCTGGCTTTGGCGGTATCCAAAAGCGAGGTATCCATGTTGGTATCCACCAAAACGCTGTTTACCAAAAAAGTTACCACCGGAACAGGACATTTTGAGCTGTAACTTAACACATAGCATATGGAGTTCACGCATAGACTTCACGCACAACGGCTCCGGCCAGTGAAGAATCACCCTGGCTGGCAATATAATGCCGATCACCATCAGAGGGGGATCCATGACACCACGAGAAATCGAGCTGCTGACCATTGCCAAGCTGGAGCATGACGGCCACCAGCTCAGCCCGGCAGAACTGCGGGAATTAAGGCGCCAGCTGGCAGAGGGCCCTGTAATAGCCAGGCGGTACCGCGAAATGATGACCAGCCCCGCATATCGCTGGAGCAAACCAGCGCCGCTCCGTGCGCGGTGAGCAGCACCTAACCAGCACTAGACAAGCCCTGTGCTGGTGGATGTCCCTCATAATTAGCGGTTTTTAAACAGCGTGTTGGTTCACGGCCTCTTTTTGTTGGTTCAAAAATGGGGTGTGTTGGTTCACTTTTTGCGAATAATTCTTTTAAAAACAATACTCTTTACAAATTGAACCAACTGAACCAACTGAACCAACACCTTTTTGCTTATCTATATAGTCTGAGAGGCAGAAATGATAAGGGACAGGAAAGCTGAAGATCTGGAGTCAAAAGGGCTATACCGGAGAGCTGCCGCACGATGGGCAGAAATCATGATGCTGGCAGATGGCGATAAAGAACGTGAACATGCAGCAAACAGACGCTCTGAATGTATCCGTAAGGCGGCACGCCAACCAGCAACTACAGACAGATTCGGAGATTTAAGACAGGCAGTTAAGCGAACTCATTCGGCTCTTGGTATGGATGAGGAAGCGAGAGGGTACTTCAGGCGTTATCGCGATAAAGATTGCCAGAGACAGTAATGCTCTCTCTGTTTTGGCAAATTACCCCTCACTTTGAAGAGATCGGAGCTATAAAAATGGTGTTATCCGGCTTCCTCAAATTGAGGTTTCCGAAAATATCAGCGGGTTAGCGATTAATCTGGCGAGTAATTAAACTGCGAAAATTTCGTAGGGGGTTACGAAAATTTCGTAGGTCTACTCATGGTTTAGGCTTACTTTCCCGACATCCCCCAATGGGTGGGGGCGAAATAATCAATGGGTTAGGCTTACCTCCCCCATTTCCTGCATTGCAGGTTTTCGAAAGAATCAATGGGTTAGGTCATCGTGCAAATTTGCACTCTGACAGCCAACGCAATTTCTCGTTGGCGGAAATATCAGGTATTTACTGAACGAACGGTCTACCCGCCTGTTCAACTACCAGTTGTACATGGCTGCTTTATGTGCAAATGGTGGTGAGAGAAAATTGTTTGGGGGTACTTTTGGGGGTATCTTCAAAGATGTAATTGGAAAATATCTTTATATATCAATGTATTTTTATTGTTTGTTTTGTTCCTATTATCGCACCATTTAAATCAATAAGTTACCCCATATTTAAATACACCACGTTTCCTCCTGTGCCGTATTTGTGCCATTGTAACCCTGGCAATTCATCAAAATACTGTTCTGACATCAGGCAATGCAGGTGCAGACATTTAAGCCAATTGCTGCCGCCATTCCTTGACGTGGTCAATCAGGGCGCGGAGCTTTGGTGCAATATTGCGACGCTGTGGGAAATACAGATAGAAGCCTGGAAATTGTGGAAGAAAGTCATCAAGCAGCGATACAAGCTTACCGCTTTCAATATATGGCCTGAAAGTTTCCTGAGTGGCAATTGTTATTCCTTCACCGACAAGAGCCAGCTGCAACATCAGACGCAGATCATTAGTCGTAATCTGCGGTTCAATCGCAAGGTCGAAAGTTCTCCCGTTTTCTTCAAATGGCCAGCGATAAGGCGCAACCTCCGGGGACTGACGCCAGCCGATACACTTATGGGTATTTCCCCCGGAGGCGAGAAAGCGCTCTCCACGCCCGGCCGCAAGGATCAGGACGACGGGGGCAGGCAT